GTGCATACGTTTCATAACATACAAATCGTGCTCGTATATTAAGACTGGTTCTAATATCTCTCCATCGTCTGAAACTACCTCACGATAAACACCACCATTTTTACCCCTGAAATAAGGGCTTGGGTATGGAGGTATTTTTACTACTTCTGCTGGCTCATCTTCAAGCTCTGATTCAATAGTTACTTCATCTGTCTCTGCTCTTAGAATTTCCTTGCCGAGCAGTATTGGGCTTTTAATTGCGCCTTTGTGTGGACAACCTTGACACCCACCAGAGTTATGCTTCTCAAACTCAGCGCAACCATGTGGCCCTTTGATATGCTCGATCTTCTCCTCTGTGGTAGCAGGATCATAATCGGGGTGGTCTTTAGACAGCTTGTGAATAGCTACATCTTTATCTTCACAAAACTTAGCAATAGATAAAGCATTAAACCATCTAGGCTCCGAAAGAGTCGCACGTTCTTTAAAACAGCTTAATAACTGCTGACAACCGTTTTCACCTTTAATCATTATCTTGTGGAAACTAAACGCATTATTAGCCATCAATGATTTAGTTAGCTCAGATAACTCTCTTTCTGGTGCTACTTGGTCAAACGTTTTTACGCCCAGTATCTTTTTAAACTGCTCGAAGTCTACTGGTTCTGCTTCTCTTATTACCTTTACTTCTTTAGGTGGAATATCCTTAAAGTTAAAAGTTCCAGGTATTCTAAGAACCCTTGCCGCGTCTGTAGTGCATGCGCTATCGGCATAAAAGTTACGGGTAACACAAACATCTTTTAACCTCTTAGCGACAGGTTCCCATTCCTGTCTAGTTATTTCTTCGGTTAAAGGCCAGTATGCGTGTATACCGCGTCCAGAATTTACTACTATAGGATCAGGCAGTCCTACATCTTCGCAGAAGTCACTCAGTGCTTTTCGTCCAACAGCTTGGTCTAGATAACCATTCGGTCTACCAGTTGTCTCGTTAACTATAGCTTTGTTTTCACCACAGTCAATATCAACCCAAAAAGCTTTTAGTGCTTGTACGTTATCCTTTCTCCTATTCTCTCCTGTAGCAAACTTGGCTACTGCAAAAAACACATTCCAGTTTTTCTCAACAAGGTCTCTAGCTATCTCATCTACTTCACCCCGTGTCTCAACTAAAAACTGTTTTTGCTCGTCTCCTTTTAAACCTAATACGCAAAACCACCCAGTGGACGGCTGTACTGTATTAAGTAGATCCATGCGTCGCTCTCTTACTTTAATGTGTTAATAAATTCGTTTATAGATTCTTCAAAAGCAGGTTGTGGAAAAGTAGCCCCAATAAACCAGTTGTAAATGGTTTGCCTACTAACCCCAAAACTAGTAGCTACCTCGGCTACTGGTATATTATTTTTTATACACAGTTTACCGAGGCGTACTCCTAGCGATTGCTTGTCAGCTTTTTTATTTAGATCTATTAAACGTATGCTGTAACCGTATCCCATTATTCGCTCAACCAGTCGTCAACTAAAGCGGCGGCATCCTTTTTGGGTTTAGGAGTCTCTTCAGTTGCTTTCTTGGTTTGGCGAACTTTAGGTTCTGTTTCTACTTCCTCTTCTTCCGGCTCGTCAGCACGTTCAATCGTCGCTTGCGGTTTAGGTTGTTTCTTTACACCGTCTGTTTGTGCTACGGTAATAACGGTATACATTTTTGTTTCTGGTTTTTCTCGAGCGGCTTGAACTTGCTCATACTCTTCATCACTAATGTTTCTCATCGGCGTAAAGATAAGTTCCATTGTATCCGCATTAGAATCAAATGAGATATTAGTAACCACGTTATCTATAGATTCATGGTTAGCCACTAGGTATTTCCAGTAAGACTCAAATGGATGTGAATTACCTACACCCTTACCAAACAAAGATTTAGAAGGTATGTTCATTTGATAAACGTCACCGGAAGGATCTCCAGCTATTAATACTGCTATACGTCTTTGGTACTTACATGCTTTGCTACCATTTTCACCTGAACCCTTAATGTTTTGGGGGCAAGTCAAACAGTTGGCACTTTGTTTATCCTTTGCGGCTTCTTCTGGCCTATCGCCTTCGTTTGACCAACAGTTTGGTAGTGTGGCTTCTTTATTAGGGTCAAACTTAGATGCGTAGAAGATACGAGATACTTTCGGCAAGAGATTAATAATAATGACATTGATCTCATTACGAGCCGCGTTTCCAACAACTTCACCGTTTATGATTCGTTTAAACGTACCATTGGTGTTAGTCTGTATTCTTCTATTAGTAGAAGTGGTGTTCTGCAACAGAGATTTAGCTAGATCACTAAGCTCCCGTTTACCGGTAGTGGCTACCGCTGTTTGGTCTTTAAAAATTGCTACATTTCCCATTTGTTCTCCTTAAGATTTAGTAGTGGGTTTTCTAACAACAACTGCGTAAGAACTATTGGAATTTAAACCTACAGGTAACTTATCTGGATTGTTTTGTAGGTACTCCAACATATTGCCTTGATGTATTCTCGCTTCCAATAAATGCAAAGCGTCATTCTCTTTAATAAACTTATGTAACTCAGACCAGTCATTCGTCCAGTATTTGGTACGAACTCTGCGTGTAATTGTCCCTGCTTTAGTTTTTACACTGTCTAAGTTTTCGGTGTTGCAAAATTCAAGGAGTTTATCGGTAAGAGTATCTAACTGCTCTCTTAAACTAGAAAGCTCCTCTTTCTTTTCTTCTATTACGTCACGTACTTTTACATACGCTTCTACATATTTTTCTAAGGGTAATTCTTCTGTCATAGATACGACCTTTCCCAAAGAAATTCAGTAGTGGATGAAGCGCCCATTGCTCGTAATTGAAGCTCTGTATACCGAACACGATTTGTATCGTAAGCAGGGCCAACATAATCAATTCTTGTTGGAACAACTTGTGTATAAGCAGGGACAAACAGCACGTTTTTCAACCTAAAACATTTGTATGATTTTTTAGGTAGGTTTTCTTTGGGCGACGCTTTCTTATCTCTGGCACGTCGCTCTGCCAGCGTCAGTACATTTGCCATAAGGCCTCCTTGTGTTGTAGGAAATTACAAGTATACCAGAGTGTTTTACAATGTCAAACGTTATTCTGATATTTCTTGTCTGTAGAGATCAATAATCTGAGAGTGATTACCGATTTTGCTTTGCAACATTGAATACAATCTGTTTTCAACTTCGCTCCCTCTGATGTGCACAACAGTCATAGCGTTCTTTTGCCCCGGCCTATCAATACGTGCATTGGCTTGGAGATAAGTTTCTACGCTAGTAACTGGGGCATACCAGATAATTGTATTCGCGGCTGTCAAAGTTAGTCCGTGCGATGCGGCTTGGGGCTGTATTAGTAATACGTAAGGATCTTTCTCTGTCTGGAACCTTTTAATTATGTCCGAACGTCTGTTTACAGGAACCTTTCCATTTATGACATCACAACTTATAGAGTTTTTATTTAGGTGATCTTTAAGAATATCTATGGTGTGAGTAAATGGAATAAACACCAACACTTTATTTGACGACTCTTCAATAACCTCAAGCACTACGTTTATTCTATTGGATATATCGAACTCTATAACTTCTTTAGTATCCGAATAGACCGCACCACCTGATATCTGGAGTAGTTTGTTTAAATTTGTAGCCGCATTAACAGCTGTAACTTGTTCACCATCTGCTTCCATTATCATTCTATTTTTTAGCTTTTGGTAATACTTATTTTGCTGTGGGGTAAGTGGCGCTTCTCGCTCTACATAAGTTACTTCTGGCAAATCAAGACATTGTGCTTTTTCAAACCTAATAGCAGGTTGCAACATTTTATGTACGAACTCTTTTGCACTAGGTTTTGGAATCCATTTAAATTGCGAGACTTTAAACATTACTTGGTCTCTAAATTGACCGTAGTATTTTGGTGATCCATTTGGGTTTACCAACTTAGCCAATCCATAAGCGTCAAGTGGAGATTGAGCTGCTGGCGTACCAGTAAGCATCCACAACCAGCTAACTCTATCTATGATCCTTTTTAAAACTTTCCAACGGTTAGTCTGGGGGTTCTTGTAGGCGTTTGCCTCATCAACTACAACTAGATCGAAACCACCATTTCTTAGTTCTTCTTCAACAACAGCAACTCCGTCAAAGTTAATGATTACAAATTCAGTAGGGGACTGAATTATTTTCTTTCGGGTTTTGGATTCGCCATGTGCCACACTACAACTGCGGTGCATAGCAAATGTAAACAAGTCTTGTTGCCATGCTGACTTCATAATTGAAAGGGGGCAAATGACTAGCACTCGTTTTATCAGCCCTAGCTTCATTAGGTAGTCAGCCGCCCATATAACAGATGCTGTCTTACCAGTACCTTGTTCGTTAAAACAAAAGGCTTTCTTATGCAGAGTTAGGAAGGATGCAGTATCCCGTTGGTGTTCGTAAGGTTTAAACTTACCTGTCCACTCATAGTCTCTTTTTATTGGGGATGGTACATTTCTTATACGTAAGCCAGCAAGAGCAGAAGCTTCTTCCAGCTCCCACTTTACAGCTACGTTGTATATGTCGCCCTCTTGATCTACTACCTTGCTTTTTTCTATTAAGTCTGTGACTAACTGTGGCCTTCTGGTTCTTACGAGTAATGCTTTATCGTCTATTATTTCCACGTCGTTTCCTCTCTCG